ATCTTTTACTTTTTCGTTTTTAGATTTGATTTGTACAACTTCACCAAATTCGTTTTTAAGTGTACATTCATCTGCGTAGATATCTAATGCTGATGAGATAATTGGGTCATTATCCATTGCATCATAATCTCTGAATAATTCCCTTCTAACTTGATGGTAAGCCATTGATTGAGCCGCCATCTGGTCTCCATAAAAAGACCTTTGTAGTTTGGTGTATCTATCTCTTAAATTCATTAAGTTAGTACCACCTTGTTGTCTATCATCTACATCAACAACTTTTCTCTTCCCATCCTTGTCAACCTTTACGATTGCTTGGGTAGAAAAGAGTTTCGTTAATCTTTGAAAGAATGAACTATTTTGTGCTTCTGCCATTTTATTTTCCTATTTTATAACCTTTATTTATTTACCATGCTTTACAACTCCAATATCTTGCTCCTGTTTTAGGACCAGGATTATCACAGTTGTGTCTTGCTCTAAAAGCTTTTCTTCTTTCGGGGTCGGATTTCTTAATCCTCATAGTTTCCTCACCAGCTTTTTTAGCTGATGTTCCACCATGCCCGAAATTAACCTTTACAACATTTCCCTTTGGATTTTTAACATACACTTTGAACTTCTTTACATCACCTCTCATAGGTTTGTTGAGTTTCACCTCTCTACCTTGATATTCGGCTTCAGTAATATCCTCTTTCATATTTTTTAGAAAGTGAATAAATTCTGTTAAATCATAGTAATTTTCAACATAATATTCGTTGATATTTTTATCTATTGATAATTTGAATTCGTTATAAAGTTCTTCAGAATAATTTTCCATGTTTAATCCCTATAATTAACCTATACTATATAAATATAAAATTTTTATTTTATAACCATTTAGTCAAATCTTCAACATCATCACCAATTTTCATTTGCCAAGGATTATCATCCATATCGTTTCCACCATATATCCCACTATAAGTATAAGATGAAATACTATTGATTGCCTGTTTAGTTAAATCAATACCTTCCTGTCTTAATCTTAATGCAGTATCTCTCACCCATAATGAAATAGCTAAACTCATTGTAAGGTCATCATTATATCCTCTCATTGCCTCAGCTCTACCATTCATCCAAATAAATGTAAATAATTCATCAATGGTTCTGATTGAACGAATGATGATTGATTTTTCTCTTACATATTCTTCTAACTTTGAAATAATCAAAGGTCGAGTTCTTGAGGTTGTTGAGAATCCAGCTACCATACCTCTATCTTGTGCTCTATACTTATTTGAAAATTGATGTTCAACATCTACATACTTCAAATCCTTACTCATATAGTATAGATTAGAATAATTTCTATCAATCACTTGTTGAATTGCAGCCCAACCTACATTTGCGTTTTCAATTACCAATAGAGCGTTATTATATTCAGTTGAAAGAGATACTAAGAAGTTTCCAAAATCTTTTGTATCCAACTTACCCCTATATTCTGCCACTTGTTCCGATGCCTCAACATCAATTACATGAGCAGCTGAGTAATCCGAGGAATCACCTCTCGCAACATCGGCAACTACCATATAAGATTTTGAATAATCAGGATATTGCCATCTCCAAAGGTTTCCATCAAACCCACCCTTTTCAATTGGGTCTTGAACATAGGTTTCTTTATAAAACTGAAGTATTTGTGGTTCAATCACACTATCACCAGAAGAAATGAAATCACAATCACATTCTTGTGCTGCTCCTTTTGGTCCTAATAGCGTTTCTTGCTCATCTCTCCAGCTTTGGTCTCTTTCAGGGTGAACACTCCAATGAATCTTAATAGTGTTGAATCCATTTGTATCATCTTCAGCACCTACCCAAGTTTTGTGGAAAAAGTTACCCACACCATTTGGAGTTGATAAGATAATTGCGTTACCACCAGTTGAAAGGGTAGATTGTGCAGATACCCAAATCTCTTCAATCTTATCAATGAATGCCGCCTCATCAAATACCAATAAAGATAGTGCTTCAGAACGACCAGCATCACCAGCCGCTGAAGTTGCTTTAATTTGAGAACCATTTGTGTATCGTAGGGATAGTTTGTTATCTTCGGCGGTTTCCAACTTTAACCAAGAAGGAAGATATTGATTCATCACCCTTACTTTGGTTACCAAGTTTTTTGCAACCTCTTGCTTTGTTGCGATAACTAAAACATTAAAGTCCTGATTGAACAACATTTTCCAAAGTGAGAATCCTGCTACCAAAGTTGAAATACCCGTTTGACGAGATTTCAATACGATATTATATCGGTGGTCTTTGAATTGAGTTAAGGTATCCTCTTGATACGGAAAAAGGTGAAAGGGAATTTTTCCTCTCACCGGATGTTGTATCATACAATACTTTTTCATAAAGTAGATTGGGTCAGAAGCACACTTCTGATATTCCTCCTTTATGATTTCCTTTAATGTTTTCTTTTGTTGTGCCATAAATCAATTATCCACCAGCCGCAAAGAATAAACTAAGTAATCCACCAGCCAAAGTTCCCATCTTCCATAGGAAGGTATTTCTTTTCTGTCTTTTTAATTCTTTTTCTAACGATTTGGATTTTTCAGCTTCTAAGCCAAATTGTTCATCCTTCTTATCAATAATTGCCTGTAAGTTAATAACTTTACCATTAAGATTAGTAATTACACTATCCTTTAACACAATTTTATCATTTGATAATTTAAGAAGTTCTTCGGTTTCAACTAACTGAAGTTTTACACCATCAAATGTAACCAAATCCTTAATTACCAGTTTCACTATCGGAACTTCCAGTTTCACTACCGAGTCTTTCGTTGTAACGGTCTGTGAAAAACTTGACAAGCTCATCAAAAGTAAAAACATCAACATTATTAACTTTTTCATTCGTTTGAGTTTTTATAGTTGAAATGTTACTCTGAACTCTATCAATATCTCCATCAATGAGTTCAATTTCACTATGTAACGATTCTATTTTCATATCCAACTCATCGTTGGCAATTGCGATTGAATCAATATCACTTTGGATAGCTTCAATCTTATCATCAAATGCAGCAACGTCCGTTTGGATATCATGCATTACCATTAGATTGTAACCCACAAATCCTAAGATTACAATCAATATTAAATATATTTTTGTATTACTATTATTCATCTTACAAAGGTTGTACTAATTCGTAATTTTTATCTTTTAAGAGTTCGTATGCTGCGTTTCTCTTTTCAATAACTTCAGTAAGTTCTTTCTTACCATTTTCTATATCGGTTTCAATTTGCTTTCGTAACACCTTTACATCTTCATTTGATGACCACCTTTCAATAGTACCATCATCATTGATATATTTGTGTATATTTGTTACTTCATCCAATGCCTGATTCCACTTTTGTAAAACCTCAGTTCCATAAGCAGCCATATTGGAATAAACCTTGTATTCATTATATGCTTCCCACAATCCATCTAATTTTATTTGTTGTTCTCTTTTAGATAAACAGCCAGCACAATATCCTGTTTTTGAAATTATTTTTTTATCAGCATTTGAATACTTTGATAAATTACAATCACTTGCTTTACATTGAGATTTTTGTTGTAAGTATTGCCTTACTTTAGATAGTTCTGAAGATAGTTTGGATTGTTTTACTTTACCATATTCCTTTTGTTCCCAAACTACACCATCTTCTTCCCAAACATCACCAACATTTCTTTTTGTTGTTTCTTTTGTGGTAGATAAGGAAATTTGAGAATCCTTTTGGTACTCACCAGTTTGAATCATATTTACCAACTTTCTACGAGTTGGGTGCATGAATTTTTTATTGAATTGTTTCTCAGCCATATTATGTAACTTATATATCCATATATATAAGTATTAAGTTTTTTACTATTCGTAAAATAAACCGAGAATCTGATTGAGTGGTGCAAATGTGCCTGTGAGTTTGAAAGTTTTCCCACCATACACAAATACGATTCCTTCATTTGGTACAATCTTACTTTTTCCACCAATTGCGTTTAATCTTTCCAACTCTAATTTAAGTTTAGAAACTTTCTTTGGGTCTCCACCTTTCTGAACATCTTTGATGGTTTGGTCTAATCTCTTTTTCATATCCCTAACAGCAGAATCAGGATTTGCGGTTAGTGCTGAACTCATAAAGGATAGAACCTCTGCCCCAACACCTAAGAAGATATCTTCAAATGGTCTGATGTTATCCTTAGCCATCTTAGCATGGTCATTCTTATCAATTCCCTTAGCCCATTCTAAAGTTTTCTCATCGGTAATGTTCTTATTATCTAATCTGAATGATTTATCGTAGAATGCCCATCTCTTAACTAATCCCATTAGGGTTTTGTTATCTAACTTAGATGGTGATTTCTTAGTTACGAAATCCATCCACCAAGCTTGATGATATTCTGCTACACCATCGGTATCTTTTAATTTGAACTTAGATTGTAGTTTTGAGATTTGTCCGTTATACTTTCCTTTAAGTGAAGAAAGGTTTTTGGATTTAGGTAATTGAACTACTGGTGGGCCTTGGATTGTGTAAGCGGATTGAACATCTGCATTAATTTGTTTAATCATGCCCGCCAAAATTCTCGCTGCATCTTGGTTCTCACCAATTGCGATACCATCCTCATTGTATTCCATTGTTCCGTGGA